AGTTCCCGATTGATGGTTTGCAGGAATAGAGATTGTCCCTACTGTTGTTGAGCCTTTCGGAACAGGAGTCCAAGTACCAGTCTCATAGTCATCTAAGGCATTAGCTGCTGCTGTGTCACCGTTGAATTTAAGACCATCTGAGTCTATGCGTAGGCGTTCTGATGAGCCAGTACGAAACTTTAGCGTGTCTGTTGTGAAATTAAGACCAGTAGCAAAACTACTATCACCATAGAAAAGACCGACGCTTGAACCGTCACCATATAAACTACCAGTAGCAGCTCCACCAGCACCGGTCCATTTGATAGGATAATTAGTAGCACCATCACTCGTCAACCCATCAGCAGTAACACTACCAGTAACATTAACACCAGTAGAGGTTGTGGCTAGTTTAGTTGCATTGTTATGAAAAAGAGTAACTGCTCCATTCTCTAAAACAACAACTCCATTCTCGCCATTTACACCTTGAATATAAGTACCAGCAGAACCTCTTATTATTAGGTTGCCAGTACCAACATCTGAAATTCTACTATTACCACCATCGTGCCATATCTGTAAATCATTACCAGCACCAAACTTAGCTTTGACGTTATCACCGTGAAGTGTGTCGCCAGTCATAGTACCACCAGCTTTAGGTAATGCTGTACTCAGTAAGTTGGTTTGTGTAATCTTTTTAGATGTACCACTATCATTAACAACTAATTCTTCCGTTCCATCTGGAGTGGTTAGTTCGGTTAATTCACTTATTTTCTTGTCTGCCATTATTTATCCTATGCTGTGCGTTTCCACATATACACGACTATATATGGTTGTAATGTTGAGTGAGAATGTGAGCCGCCGCTTCCAACTGATTCTGAATTAAAGTTTTTAGACCTACCATCAGTTGTAGAGGCTAGATTATTAACTGACATATTAGTGCCGTAATCATTAGCGCCAGTATACTCGCCACCAGCGTAGTCGTGACTGTGAGCGGGAAGTTCAGCAGTTGTTAATGTATGAGCAGCAGTTTTAGCACCACCCGTTTCACCAATAGCGTTAAATTCAGATTGTGATGAATCAAGTCCAGTTAATACACGACCAGCACCAAATGATGACCAAGTGCCAAAGCCAAGCAATGAAGCTGGGTTAGCGCTATTAGAAGCGTTCATATAGATAGAGCCAATTGGGTAAGCATCTTCAACACTTGATAAAGCTGTTTGACCAGCTAATAGATTTAATTCGGTTGTTGTGGCTGTTAAGCCATCAAGCTTATTAATTTCTTCATCTGTTGCTGTTACGTTAGCATTAATATTTGGAAAGTATGAAGCCAACATTAAACCAAGATTAGCACTATCTAAAGCGCCAACATCATACCAAGCGTTATTAGCACCGTTTCTAATCTTTAATTTGTTAGCCGTAGTATCTGCCCATATTTGGTAAGCAAACATTGTTGATGGTTCGCTTGTGCCAGAATTAGCCGAAACTATTGCTTGAAGTGTAGCATTTAAATCTGCCCTTACAGCAGCACCAGTTGCGTTATCAATTGTGTAATCTTGTTGGCTCATTATTTCTCCTAAACTTGGTTCTGATTATAACATTAAATACTGTCAAAAAACGAACAAATCAGACTGCTTTACCGTAACCAGTAGCCATATAATTCATACTTCTTTCAATGCTATTATTACCGTTAAAAAATTCAATATCAAAACCCGTTGATGTTTCATTAGTCAAACTAAACCAATCATTGCCATCTACATTTTGAGCAGTAATACCAAGACTTGGCACATCTTTAAAAGCGTTAGCATAAGTGATTGATGATCCACCGACTGGAACGGTTAAGCTTTGCGCTCTTTCGTTTCTATCTGGCATATCTACTGTCACCTCTAAAGTTGAAACGTCTATGTTTCTTGATGAATCTGTTGAGTTAAATATCACTCGAAACTCATACGCTCTGGCGTGATAATCACCAACAACTAAAGGATTCCAAGTTGTCCACGTTGGAGATGCTGCTGGGTTGTCTGCTGTTGTTCTGATTTGTAGCTGTGCTGATACCGCATCTGAGGGTTCACCATCAAAGTTTGCCCACGTATCAATATTGTCTGCTCTATTGTCTACAACATCACTTACAACATAACCAGAAGCCACAATATTAGCTGATACACGGCTTGTATATACATCACCAAGATCTAAGTCATTAGCAAAGTAATATTCACCATAAGCATCAACAACCGCTGATTGTGCCACTTCTGTTTCAAGTGTTTCACCAGCTTCGGTTAATAATTGGAAGCCATCTTCTAAAATAATAGGATTTGGTGCGCCATCTAAACGCAACACCGAACCAGATGTAGTTGTATCTTCTTTCTGGCCAGTAAAGGTTGGGTGTTCGGTCAATGTTGAAACAACATTAAACGACATAATATTCGGAACGGTTGTAAATGCTTGAATATCATCAGTTGAGAAGTTTCCAGCACTATCAACAGCCTTAGCCATATAAGTACCCGCTAACAATGGCAACACAACATTTGTTGCTGTACCCGCTAACGCTTCACCAATATCTGTACCATGCGCCCAAGTAACACCCGATATCATTGGTGTATGTCTGATTCTAATATAGCCACCGTGTAGTACATCTAAGTCGGTCACTCTATCCCACTGAAGATGACACGAGCCATCAATCGCTCTAACACTAAAATTAGTTATCGCAGATGGTGGGGTTGTTAATCCAGCTAATACAATCTTAGATGTTTCTGTCCAATTAGAACGGACACCCATTGTATTGATCGCCCTAACTCTAAAGTAATATTCACCAGCTTTAAGATTGCCAACTTGTGCCGTTAATCGCTTGGTTGATGTTACAAACTCCCAGTCGGCTGTACCGTTTTTATATTCAACATCATAGCTAACAATAAAAGCATCTGTTGGCTGACCCCAGGAAAGATTTGCTCTAACTTGTGCGCCTTGAGATGTGTTTGTTACATATAACTCTTCAGTTGCTGATAAACCGTTTGGCTGTCCAATTTGACTAGCATCTGGTAAATTAGTATTTGGTGCACCATCTGATTCTTGAATAGTTCCATAATCATAAGCATTAGCATCATACTCCATAGCTAGAATACGAACTTCATCGTTGTTCTTTAAAGTAATCCGCATTACTCGAAATAACTTAGTAACCCATCCCGGAGTAGCATGGCTGATATAAACCAGGTCGCCTACCTCGCACCTTAATGCCTCGATCGTAGCGGTAAATTCCGTTGTAATCTGTTGACGGGATTGATTGATAGACATTGTAGTAAGCATCTTGGCTCTATCTATGTCTGAATTAAACGGTAACTCAATAGTCTTTTCAAGTAGCAATCCGTTATCTTGAGTTCGCAATGTTGTTGAATCTACGAGAGCAATATCGGGTTGCCATTGTCTTTCTTTATTATAAAAGTTTGCTCTCATTCTATTGAATTGAGAATTTTTATCACCTAACCGGATTGACCAAGCCCCTACAATATTATCCTCTGAGAACGTAAAATTAGCTGTTTCGGGCTTGTTTATTACTAACTTATATTTACCTCCGGAAAAGATTAAAAATCCTCTACAGGACGTTAATAGCTTCTTTAAGACGGGAATGGAACCCTCTGAGGTATCTACAATGCCATTACAAGTATATCGAGCTTTGCTAACCCCTGCGAGGGTTACATTTTCATCACAATAGTTAGCTGCTGCATTAAATGAGGTATCATCAATCAGAGATGTATCAATATCCCTACCGTATCTTGAATTAGTTAAATAATCACGGATACATAAAGCAGGGTTATCACTCCAGGCTGTAGTTGATGTGCGAGGGTCATATATCTTAACGCCCTTAATATCAGCAGTAAAGGTAGGAAGACCCTGAGGGTAAGCATCTTGATCAAATTTTAATTTGACATAGATATATGCCGTACCTTGTAGCCTGTGGTCAGCAGTCCAATCATTTACAGCGCTAACAAGATTGGTATCTGCTGTTTGAGTTGTTGATCCAGTATGTTTGTAAACATTTAATACATCGTCAAAACGGGAATCGGTAGAAAGTACATCGTTTAAATATATATTCTCAAAGGAGTTAATCTCGCCCTCACTCATAGCAATAACTATATGCAGATACTCATTATCTGTGCCGGTAGCTTCAAGTAAAACCCTTGTTCCACCTACTTTACGTTGGCCGTAGACAACAACGAGGGGTGCATTGTTTGCAGCCTTATTAACTAAGGCGTTAGCTCCTGCGGAACTAAAGTTTGGGATGTCGGGTACAAGCATATCCCCTACATAGTCAAATACTACCGCACCAACTATAGCGGCACCAACTATAGCGACTGCACCATATCCAATATAAGCCGCAGCACCCCCTGCTACTACTGCTCCAACTACTGCCATCTTAATACCTCTGTTAAGTTCGGTACATCGTTTATTTTTACAAGGTCAATACCTATATCATCTCTAACAATTGCTACAGTTGATCCTAAGCATACAGCCACTGATCGCCAGTACTTTTCATGTGCCAATCTTTGTTCCATAATAATTATGTCCCCGGTTTGAATATGATTCAATTCTATCACGATACAACCCTTATCTTTCAGTTGTTCAGAAATATCGCCATTCTTTCTTGCGTATTTCCATGCAGATTTTTGATCATGCCATTTGTTAATATATTCGTCTCTCAAAGATGTTCCATACATAACATCAATCGCACCAGCAACAAATAAAGGACAATCATTAACACCAAACTCGAAAGGCTTACCGATGCATCCCCGAACGTACGCGTGTAATGCTATCTCTGATTTTGGATTCATGGCCTTCCCCAAGGAACATCTCTAACAATCTCAGAAGCAAACTCAAAGCCTTTGTCGCCGGGGAAATGTATTTGAGTTTCCTCGTGATTGGTATGCCTGCCGGTCTTACGGGTAAAGTCTACCCAACTATTAGTAGCGCTAACACTAACCGAAGATTTTCCACTATCTGGGTCTTCTTGAATCGTTGGTGTATCCATACGACCTTCAAAGATTAAAATAGGATTAACAACTAAGTCTTGATTAACATCTAAAAATGCTGTGTATATCTTAACAGTACGATCTATATATGTTTTATTTAAAACCCTTGATACCCAAACCTGGTCAATACCGCCTAAAGATAATGTAATACTTGAAACAACTACCTCGGAAGATTCCTCGATATCGCTGAAACCCATAAAATGACCTACAGGCAAATAATCATTGCTATCAAAGGTAATACCTTTATATGAATCAGTCATATAAACCGTTTCATCATCAAAGTAAACCTCTACGAGATGTACTGGCCTGTTTTGATCTTTAACTACTTCAGTTTGAAATGCAGTACTTGATCCTCTATCCATTATACAACCTCAACAAGTTTGATCGAGAAGCCGATTAATTGATTTGTTCCAACGCTCATAATCTGTTTATCATCAGCAAATGCCATAGTAAATGGCACATCATTATAGGTAACCGCTTCATTATCAGATACAGCGCTCATTAATGGTGGTTCAATTGCTAATGTTGTTGTAGCATCAGTAGTCAATGTATAAACTTTATCGTGTCCAGCAAATTTAACAAAATCACCAGCCTTTAAAGTGCCAGTTAAGCCATCACAAGTAATAGATGAATCACCAGAAGAAGAAGCGCCATTAGCGAGTAATGTACCCGTTGCTGTACCGCTTGAATCTTTGTATATAGGTGGTTTATAAGTAAAGGTGTTATATTGCCCTTGTTGAGCATTAGCGAACGCCCATAAAGGTGCAAAATCACTTCTTGTCATTGCTGGGTATTTAGCATCAATTAACCATCTTTGACCCCCACGAGAACGTGCTTGTCTTTTTAATGAATGGGTAACACTCGTAA